TTTTATCCAATCAAATATTTCTTTATAATTTAATAAGTCTTCATCAATTAAATTTGAAGCTTCGAATGCACCATAAACGACTTTATCTCCAGCAAATGCAACGTTTACTTGTTTAAATGGAAGAGGTGCACCTTCAGCAGATATATCTGGTAATGACATAGATTGTATTGTAAACTCTGCACCCGAATATGTTTGGGAGTCAAGTGTTAATACGAATGATGCTGGATTTAAAAAGTTTGGCATATATGTATTTATACTTTATTATTTGCTTCAGTTGCTAATTTTTTTGCATATTCTAATGCGGTCATACCATTAGGATATGTTATAGTAGTTTTTATTTTTAATTCTAATTCTTTAATTAATTTTTCAAACTTTTGTTTTTCAGCACATGGTTTTAATATACTATTGTTTATATTATTATAATTTACTAACAAAAGTTCCATTGTTTTTTTATTCATGATTTATTTATAAAAAAACCCCCAATAAAGGGGGTTCTTAATAGTAACTTTAGAAAATTACAGATTCATAATCTGACGTTTTCTGTAGTATACGTTGTTTCCATTACCCGCAGTAACGAACGGATTATCCGCAACGCCGTAACGAGTTTTGAATCCGATTTTCGGTTGGAAATCATTCTCACCGATTGTCTTCATCATGCTTAATGGAACATATGGACAATAGAACATTCCAGCGTCATAAGCGTTAGTACCCTTATAACCAACTGTGAAATAATCTACGCTTGCATATGGGTCAATATAAACTTTCATACGACCGTTTAACGTTCCAGCAAATAAATTACCAGCTACATCTGATTCTACAGTTTGTGGACCTTGTAAACCTAAACCAGTGTCCATAACGCCAGCAGCATTTAATGCAGCAGCAACGCCATGAGAAACAATAGCAAAGTTACCCTTACCACGACGAGTAGAAACAGCAATTATATTTGCTTCTTTTTCAATAGCAAATACCATAGCTTTGATTCGCTCAATTAACCAGCGACCACCACCGTTATCCGCAGCAGCTGTAATATCTAGTTGGCCGTCAGCGGCAACTGTTGATGTTACAGAGTTTACGTTTACTAGACGGATAATCTCACGATTCATTTCAGCAAGAATCTCAGTTGACAAAATGTTTGCCAATTCAGTTTCTGCAGAAAGACCATGAACCGCTTTAAGGTCTTGTGCTAATTCAGTAGTATACTCAGCTTTAAGAGCACGAGACTTTGCAGTCACAGTAGTCTTAGAGATTGTAAACTGCATTTCTGGAATAGCAGCACCAGTGTTACCTTGTGCTTCAGCAGTTGCTGTAGGGTTACCAGAACCAGGCTGATACTCATGAACAGTATCAGTGTCGTCGCCAGCAGTATCTTCAGCGGCAAACGGATTAGATGAACCTTCAGAACCAGTATCACCAGACAACGCACCTGAATACTCAGTATTAGCTTCGTCGAATAGTGCTTCTGCACCAGCAGCGTGTGTACCAGTTCTACCTGCTGCAGTATATTGGGACTTAAGTGCAAAGATCAGACCAGTTGGTCCAGTCATTGGCTGTACGCCAACTAGATCAAATGCAAGAAGATTAGGAGTAGCACGTCTCACTAGTGAGATAAGTACTGGATCCCAGTTAGCAACATCAGCCGTAGCATTTGCAGCTACTTCAGAAATTTGCTCTCTTTCTTCTTTAAAAGCTTTTTCTTGATTCTCAAGAATAACCGCAGTTACGTGACGTCTGTGTGCGTCAGCAATCTTAGGTGCATCTTCAGAATTAAGTACAGGAGCCCATTTTTCCTGTAATATTTGTTGATTAATTTCCATTTTTAATTCTCCTAAATATGGATTAAGTTCGCGACATCGCGTCCAAATATTTCTGCATTTGATCAGATACTACTTGGGGTTCTTGTGAATCCTCGGTAATTGCATCTACTTCATCAGTAGACTCAGCCGGGGTATCTTTGTTAAGGTAAGATTCCTTAATTGTAGCTACTTTAGTTGCAAAACTTTCATTATCATCAGCTTCAACAGCTTCAGTTAACTCAGTTAATTTTGCAGTTTCAGTTGCAGCTAAACCTTTACATGCTTCACGGATTATGTCTTGTCTTTCATAAGCTTTCACTTTTTCTGACAATTCCATAGCCTTTTCAGTTGCATCGTTTAATTGTGACTTCGCATCTTTTGACTCTTCAGATAGGGAATCTAAAATATCTCCCGCATCGTCAGGCACATTGATGTGATGTTCACTAAACAATTGACCTAGTGATTGTATAAATGATTCAGTGATTTCAGACTTAAGAGAATGCTCAATTGCAACCTCGTTGTCCTTCATCCAATTTTCAACGACATACGTTAAGTACCCGTCTACTTTGTCAACCAAATCTTCTTTAATAGCTTCAACTTCACCATCTAAATCAGATGCATAACGCTCTTCTAATTTAGCGGTTTCAGCATTAACTTTAGATGTAAGTGCAGCTTCAAAAATAGTAGCAGCTTTCTCTTTAAAGCCTTCAGACAATGTGTCCTCGTCTTTAACTAGTGCTTCTACGTCTTCTTTGAATTTACCTTTCTTCTCAACAACATCACCTTCTGAACCGTCGTCAGCTTGCACTTTCTTCTTCTTCAGTTTATCTGTTTTGTTATCAGGTTGATCAGTCTTACCACCTTTCACTTGCTTACCGACGTCATCAATTTCTTTGACAGATTTTTTACTTTCTTTCTTAGTCTTTGATTCTTTCTTGCTAGCTTTAGTGTTTTCTACTTCACCTTCATCTTCATCGCCTTCATCGTCCTCTTCTTCCTCATCGTCTTCCACCTTAGCTTTCGCTTTAGCTTTTTCCGCTGCTTCAAAGATTTCGTCAAGGCCCTCTTTCGACATTTCTGCCAAAGAAGCTTGTATTGCTGATACTGTACGAGCTGCTGTTAGAGGCGCATCTGGAATATTTAATTCCTCTACTTGCGTATCCTCAACAATAACCTCGTCTACAGTTTCAACACTTTCGTCTTTAATATCAGACATTGTATTCTCCTTTAGAGATTATAGTTTAGAGAGGAAATGCTCAAACCCTGCAGACTGTTTCTCTTCCGAGAACAATACAGGCTCTTTCACTTCTGTCTCACCTTTATCAATAGTCTTAATGAAATGACCAGGTCTATCTTCTTCGTAAGATACTCCTTCCATAATGCCATTTACATAAGCATTAGGGGCAGAAGGGTCTTGTACGATATCAATAGTGTTAAGTAGAAAATCATCCTTAACATAGTTAACCCCGTTCTTCATTGTAAGACTTCCCATACCACGACTTGACACTCCGAGTTGGACTCCACCTTCAACCAAACCTTTTACAATCTGACCCATAGGGGTATCTAAAATAAGTGCCTTTCCCATCACATTGTTACCGTCCCATTTAAGTTCGGTAATTCTGTGAGAAACTTTATCCAAATTAATGGAAGGACCATCAGGGTGATTCAATTCACCAACTGCACGTCCTGTAATAACTTGCTCATTGACAAATTTGTCAACGGCGTTTGTAAGAACTTGACGTGTATATATACGTCCATTCTTATTTTGATTCTCTGCTTGCATGAATACACCTTCTAAGAATGTATTCTTTTTTCCGCCTTTAGCTTCTTCAATTGAATAACTAAGCTTATGCGAAATATATTCTGTAATTAGCTTCATTTATGCTCCCATTAAATTGATGAAATCTTTTAGCGACGCCTCAGCGCTTTTCAGATCTTTATATTTATCAAGCTTTATGCCATCAATATATAAATTGAATTTGCTGGTAATAACCGCAGTTGTTTTTTTCTTTATTCCAAGTTTGGTAAATTCCTTGGCTACCTTTTCACCTTTGGGTAATTTTAATTTAGCTTCAATTACTTCATTAAAAGATTCTTTAAACGTTAGCATCTGTAGTTGTTTCCCCTTCTGTTGGAGTATCGTTTGATGCTCCATACATTTTGGAAGCAACTTCTTGTTTATGATTATCTAACGCATCGAGTATTTTATCATGCATAATACTATTAAAAGTATTATTACTCTTCATTGCGTCACCCTTTTTTATATTGTCAATTAGTTCTTTTGTGCTCATATTATCTCTGTATCTTATTTATAAAATTTGTTATTTTGAGGAAAAATGCTATATTATATAGCAGAATTAGCTACATCGATGTTAATATCATCATCTTTCAAAGGATCTTTCTTATTATCCTTAGCAATTTGTTTAATATCTTCATCAGTTAACTTAAGAATATTTCGGCGTATCCATTCTTTAGACCAGAACATACCAATATATTCGTCCATCATTTGGATCATTTCTATACGTTCCTTAAGGATTTCTCCATCTTTAAGTTCAGTATAGTAATTATCTCTTGAATACTCAATATCAATCTCTTCACGGATGTTAACCCAGTCACTTGGAACAATAATCTTTTTAAGGATTAGCTGTCTCTTAAGTGTTTCATAGAATAATGTTGAGAATTTAATACGGCAACGATCAATAAACTTTTGGAATTTAAGTTCGTCACGTGTAATTTCGGAAGAGCGTCCAACAGAGAATGCATCAGCTTCTTGTAGTCTGCTCATAGGGATATTTAAAGCCCTATATAATTTGCGTTGGAAATATTCTATATCTTCTATCTCACCAAGGTTTTGTCCACCAGGAAGAGTAGTAATCTCTGTACCCCGACCACCCTCTCTACGAGGTAACCAAAAGTCTTCCATAATATTACGATGAACTTTTTCATCTTTAAGGTTACCAGTGGTAGGATCATATACAATCTTATTACGATACTTATTCATAGTATTGTTGAGGTATTCCTCAGCCTTACCCTTAGGAAGATTACCCACATCTATATAAAATATACGACGTTCAGGTGCTCTTGATATACGATAGATGACAAGTGAGTCTTCCATCATGCTTAATTGGTTTAAAGGTTTAAGGGCTTTATTTAAGTAGCCTATAACCTTATTGCGTTCTTCGTTTAATAGACCTGAGTTAACCTGTATAATAGCATCAGGATGGATTTTCAAACCTTCAGAATTATTCATTAACATCTCATCTTGATATAAGTAATACTCTTCACCTTCTTTCTGAAGCTCAGCTCCGGTCTTAGGGTCTTTAACCTTTTCTATTTCTTTAACTTTACGAATTCTTGTTGGATCTATTTGTCTTAGTTCAAGTATACCAGCTTGTGATTTAGAATCATTAATAATAACATGGTAAAATAATCGTCCATCGATATACCAACGTCTAAATAAATCATATGCTGTTGCGGAGAAGTTAGTTAAGTTAAGAATTCTATCGAATTCTTCCATGATTAAATCTTTAACGTTGTCTGCTTGGTCTAAGTTATCTAGATTTAATTTAACAACAATACCATTTTCATATGTAATCGCTTCATTACATATATCTTCGATAGCCATATCCACTTCTGGATATGAAGCAATCGAACGATACTTCATTATTAAATCTCTGTCTGATTGAAATTTATCTCCCTGAAGATCCATATACTGGCCAAAGTAACCACCAGTTGGAGAAATTTCATATGCGCCGTCCTCATTATCTGTAGCAAATGATACGGGTTTCTTGTTTGTCTCTATCGCTTTTCTTTTAAACTGAAAACCGAAGAATGATCTTTGTTGGTCTGCCATTTAATATCCTATAAACACTTTCTTAAATATATTTATAACACTTAAGAAAGAGTGCCTTTCGGCACTCCTTGTGTTATTATGATGATTTACCCACTATGTGGATTACCAGGTAGGATGCTTGAAGCATACTTAGGTCTATTACCAGTAGCTGGCGCTGACTTACCTTGAGTCCAATATTGAACTTGGAACTCAACAGTAAACTCTTCAATAGAGTTTTCTGCACCGTAATCTAACTCAATAGCACTTAACGATGTAGGAAATATACCATGAATCTCATAGTCCCTTATTTCATTACCTTGTTTATCAAGTTGGTAAACAGTTGCTGTTGAATAATAAGCGGCTGGATTCATTTCACCAGTATTTTCTACGTGGTCATTTAATCCATTCATCCATTGTTCAAAAGCATTACGTATTTTAAAGTCATTATCGTTAATTACAGTAATTGACCATGGGTCAAATGTTCTATCCCCAGCCACTTGCAATTTACGACCCCTAAATGGAACCTCAATATTTGCAACTGTGCTTACAGGCAATGAAGCCATTTTGCACATAAAAGAAAATAACTCGTTTCCAGGATTTGCAACAGACATTGGCCAATTAGTGATTGAGACTTTAAATAAATTAGGTCTCGCACCACCACCAATTAGTTTGGCTTTCATATCATCTACGTTTAGTGTTGTAGCCATCTTTAGTTACCTCCTGCGACTTCACTAAACTCTACACCAGTTCTAGTGGCGATAAAGTTAAGTGTGATATAGTTAATAGATCTTGCAGGTTTGACATAAATGTCTGCAACAAACTTGTTAGTGTCAATAATGTTACCAGTATTATTAGTACCATCACAAACGACCTTAAAGTCCGTAATACCTCTACGACCCTTAACATCTCTTAAGAAAGGTTCAACCATGTTTCTGAATTGAGCCCTTGTAAATTCATCATTAAATTCGAATAATGATGCTTTCGATGCTGTACTAATTGCCTTCTCCAATACAATAAACAATCTGCGAACATTAATTCTATCGAACGCTGATGGTTTAGTTTGCATTGTTTTGTCACCAAATAACACTGTACCCGAACCAGGAAATGTTACAATAGGGTTTACACCTGTCTTGTATAGAGAATCTCTATCTGCCTGATTAGGATTATATGCTAGTTTAGTAACGTTACGAACGGCACCACGTGAAAATCCAGCCGGTGAGAACCATGCATCAGCAACTAAGTCAGCGTTAGCTGTTAGTCCTGCCATGGAACCTGCCGCACAAATATAACGATATACATCGCTGTATTTGTCATACACATATAAAGAACTTGAATCCGCAAAGCCATAAGACGTTGAAGTACATCCAGTTCTCCATGCAGCTACCGAAGTAGCTGGTGCTGCTGCATTTGCAGTTGCTGCTCTCTCTGGAGAGACAAAGCCTACCGCATCTTTTCTTGCTGCACATAGTGCAGTTATATAATTACTTAGTGTGATATTATCACTTGCACTAAAGCCAGAATTGGCTTGGAACACTAAGCTTGCATCAATTGTTTCTGCATCGGCAAATTTAGCATACATAGCAGTAGTTTCAGCTACTGTTAATGCATTACCATCTATACCACCACCTAAAGCGGCTGAAAAAACGGCTACAGTAACAAATGCATTTGATGTTGCTGATTGACCAGCTTTTGTTAAAGCTGCTGCGTGATTTCCGATACGAATCCATTTGGATCTTTGATTGATGTGGTCTTTATAATATAAAGTTGTACCATCAGTATCTTTCACATCGCTAGCTTGACTTAAGTGACTAAACACTTCGAGCACTTCGCCAGCAGTACCTGTTATACTACCATCGGAGTCTCTAACTACGACATGAATTTCATCATTTGACCCACCTACTGCAGCGGCTCCGGTTGAAGTGCCAGGAGCACTTTCAGTCCATGATTTCCAATCCGCAGAACCAGTCCACGAACTTGCTAATGTTGCAACTTCCACTTGCAATGGATTACCAATTACACCAGGATGACGAGCCATAACCCAATCTCCAGCTGCAGGTGATAATGTATCAAAGTGGTCATCATTTTTTGCTAAAATACCAGTACCAGATGCCGTAGCATTTCGTGCTGATGATTTTACAGCCCTGACAACTTTTAGCGCGCTGCCATAACTTAAAAACTGGGCTGCCGAAAGAACACTTTCAAAAGTGTCTGCATTAGGCTTCCCAAACTTATCAACTAATTCCGTTTCGCTACTTACAGTAGTTACTTCTTCAGCAGGACCCCACTGGAATGCACCAGCCATAGCTCCTATCGTAGATGTTGTAGATGGAACGACATTAGTTAAATCGATTTCTTTTACCTGAATCCCAGGTGAGACTAGAAATGCCATTTATTTTCCCCTGTCATGTTATTTATAAGATTGTTCATAATACGTTAATTTCTCAATATACTTATTTATAACAATCATGCTCTCCATGTTTGCCATCCATCTCCAAATGGATGTATTTCTTCTTTTGATGGCATATTACCTACCGGTATTACTTCATCTTCTAATTGTTTAACCTTTTCTTTGTATAACATATGTTTCATTTCAATATCTGTTGACTCAACAAAGAATGGAGTAGATGCAAACCATCCAAACATAACTAAATTCATCATTAGATCATCATGTGATTGGTTATCAGCTTGGTATGATGACCCCTTTGCAATAAATGTACTCATCTCTCTTATAGTTTCTTCATCATTTATTATTAATTTTTGTTGTTGCATTATATCTTTTATATTAGAACAACCTATTCTTTTAATCTTTCTGGTCATAGCCACACCAATTGCATTAGCTTTAATCATAGACTCTACAAACACATTCTCATATTCTAGGTCATAATATAAACCATTACATACCACTTGTCCTGCATCATTCGATTCAATCACTACATAACACTCATTATAATATGTAGCATACTTGTATATCAAGTCAGGAAATAATAAAGGACTCATCATGTTATCACGATATGTACATACCTGTACAAATGGGTTTACAGAGACATCTATGACTGTAAATGTCGAGTAATCCTGTCCTCTGCCTCTAGATACATCACAAAACATTAAATAATTATGTTTTTCCTCTGGTTGATTCCATATCTTAATCACGTTAA